GAGGTTGTCCCCAATGCCGGAATTCGCCAGCGTGTCGCCAAGGCCGGACGAATAGTCGCCGAACCCCGCCGTGTAATCGTCCACGTTCGGCACGTCCACCTGCCCGAACAAGTCCGCCAGGCTGAAATTGCCGACCGCCTCCGAAATGCCGTCACCCCAGGACGACCACTTGTCGAACGTGGCCCCGTAATCTATCCGATCAAGCATGTAATCGGCAGGGTTCAGAAGCTCCGCCCTTTCCCCGCCCGCATTTTCGACCGTCGCGTTAATCTCCGCCTGGATTTTGCCCTGGAACTGCGACACCGCCCCGGCCAGGTTGGACCCGAACAGCGCGTCCAGCATCGCCGCCGCCTTGCTCACCACGCTGACGATGAAATTGAACAGCGACAGCATGACCGCCTTGATGGCCGCCACCGGGTCGTTGAAAAGTATCCCGAACGCGGCCGCGAAGTTCGCCCCCATGTTGTAAAAATCCACGAGCCAAGTGATGACCGTGTTAATCAGCCCGATAATCTGGTTGAGGATGAACGCCACCGCCACGGCGACCACGCCACAAATAAGCCCGAACCCGGACGTGGTTATCCCGGTCATCTTGGCAATCGCGCCGCATACCGCAAGGATGACGGAAACCAGGGCGATGATAAGCAGGATAATCCATAAGATGGGACACGCGTACATTGCCGAATTCAGTCCCATCTGCGCCGTCGTCTGCGCCCATGTGGCACCCGTCGCTATCATGGTTGCCGCCGCCACCAGGCCTTTGCCGACCGCTATCACCGCGCCTCCCGCGGCCGCCGCCAGTTCAAGCCCGTTCACGATGGCAAGGTACGCCGCGTACACCGCCAGCGCGCCGACAATCCCGTAGACAATCGGGCCGACGATTGCCCAGTTGTCCGCCGCGAAACTGCCCACGGCCCCTATCATGTCAAAAACGTTCAGCACGGCGTTCGATACCGCCGCCATCGTCTCGACCGCGCCGTCCGCGAACGCCTGGAACGCCTCGCTGTTGGCGATGTCGTTTAGCCGCTGGAGCACCGGCTGGAACGCGACCAGCGCGGTGTTCTGCATGGACTGCCAGACCTGCCCCCAGGTCATGGGCATCTGTTCGAATTTCGCGTTGATGTCATCCGCGCTCGCGAAGACCGCCGCCTTGACAACATCCGCGGACAGTTCCCCCTCCGATGCCATTTCACGAATCTGCCCGATGGGAACGTCCAGGTAGTCCGCGATGGACTGGATCAGGTTCGGGGCCTGCTCGAAAATACTGTTCAGTTCGTCACCGCGCAGCACGCCCGACCCCAATGCCTGGGAAAGCTGCAGCATGGCGTTCGACGCTTCCTGGGTTCCCGCCCCGGCGATGGTCATCTGCTTCTGAACCAAATCCGCGAACGCGACCACTTCCTCCGAACTGCCAAACGCGTCCCTCGCGTTGTTCCCGAACCGGGCGACCACGCCCGCCATGTCGGCAAAGGAACCACGGGCATCCTGCGCCGCCGCGTAAACCATGTTCATTAGTTCCTGCGTGCTCTGCAATCCGTCGTTCATCATGTCCAGGCGCGACATGGTCAGCGTGAGTTCGTCCGATATCTCCAACGCCTTCCCCGCGCCCCGGATGCCCGCGTACGCCATGGCGGCATACTTCACCATGTTGGCCAGTCCGTTCGCCTGCTCCGTCCCGTCCTGAACCCTCTGGTTGAACTCTTCCTGCCGGTACGTGTTGTCACGGATGTAAAGCCCCGTTCTATTGACCCTGTCAGCCAACTGCTCATAGCCGTCGACCACCGAGTCTGGCACGGCCTGGTCGTTCATCGCGGCGGTCATCTCGTGGAGCGCGGCGACGGTTTGGTTGATTTCATCCCTCACCCCGTCAATCCCGCTTGTGTCGATGTCCGCGCTCATGCTCTGCTGCATGTCGTACATCGCGGCCACCGCCATGTTGACCGAATTGACGATGCCGTTGAGCACCGCGCTGAACTGGTCGTTAAGTTGTATACCCGTCTGGACGGATGCCATGCCACCACCTCCTTCCTAATGCCTCATTCTTGCCCTGCGTTCCGCTTTTTGCTTTTCCTTTCTGTCGTTCTTCGCCTTGATGTCAATCGCGGCTATCACGAACGCCTTTTCCCGCTCGTCCATCGCGAGGAACACGGACGGCAGGACGTGTAACTTGTGGAGGGCGTAATAGGCGTAACTCGCCTCGTCGTCGCCCCCCTCAATCAGTTTTTTGCATCTTCCACCTTGTCGGCAAGCCCTTCGGAAAACCCCTGGAACTTCTGCATCCAGGCGGTAAAGTTCGTGTACTCCCCGGCATCGTCCACCATCGCGTACAAAAGCTCCTCCGGGGTCACGACCCCGTAGGAATCCTGCAGCTCCGCGTCGCGAAGATCCGGGTACACCGTGGCCGCCGTAATCATTTTGGCAATGTATTTCCTCGTGTTGACCCTCGGGCGGTACTGGTTCGGCTTGCCGGTGATTTGCACGTCGTAGGTGCACGAATCTCGCAGCTCCTCGTTCTCTTTGGAGGTAATCCTGCGGAACTCCCATTTGAGCGGCTCTCCATGTTCATCCTTTAACGATCTCGTGGGAGCATACTTCTCGTTTGGTTTCTTCTCCTTGTTCGCCTTCATGAACAAACTAAACTTTGACATTTCTATCCGTCTCCTTTCCATGGCCGCCTAATTCGCGGCGAACCCGTCCATTTCCTTGAATTTCTCCGGCACGTCGAAGCTTTCAAACGTCCCGGAAAGTTCCTCGTCCAAGAGTTCCTCCCCGGCCTGGAACTTCGCGAGCGTGAACGACTCGCACAAGCAACCGTAGAGGACGATGGTCTGCCGCCCCACCGTGCTCGCCGGATCCTCGTTGCTTACCTGGATGGTAAACGGCGGCATCTTCCCGGTCTTCTGGTAATTGTCCGCCATTTCCCGGAACACGGACTGGTTGTAGTGCGCCGTCCCGCTCCACGTGCCTTTCCCTCCCGCCGACTTGTGTCCCATGCCGACTTTGCCGAGAATCGGGACTTCCACGATGTTCACGTCCCACTTGCTTTCGAACTCCGTGATGGACATAAAATTATAACGCCGTCCCTCAATCGTGATGAAACATTCCGCGAGGCTGCCATACACGGCATCCTTCGCGTCCATAATCGCGTTCTGACTCATTTCTTTCCACTCCCTTCTTAAGATACCGTGACCGTCATGTACAGCTTGCCCATCGCGTTCACGACCGTCACAAGGTCGGTCACGACCACGGACTTCTTGGAATCCCCTTGCTCCACTGTCACGTCGCCGTCGGAAAATTCCTCGATGGCGCGCACCTTTTCCAGTTCGCGGTGGTGGGACACGATGTCCGACCACAAGGAAACCCTGCCCGCCGCGTCGTTCGGAACCGCGCCTAAATACTTCGTCGCGAACAACACCGCGATGTCGTTCCCAATCTGGTCAATGACGCGGATGGTCTGGTTGTCCTTGAAGACGTCCCCGCAATCGTCCGTCATCGTCACCATGCTGTTGATGTCTTCGAGCACCCGCACGTCCGCGTTGACCTTGTGCAAAACGAACTCGCCGCCCTTCACCGCCTGCTTCAGCTGCCCCTGCGTGTATCCCGTGTCAATGTCGAACGCCCCGTCGTATTTCTTGTTCTGGCAGGACTTGTTGACTGCGCACCCGCACTGCGCGCCCGTCACCCAGTACACGAGGGATGCCACCGACCAATCCGCGTCCCTTGTCTTGTTCTTCACGTTGACGACGCCCATGTAGTCGGCGGCCAAGTCGTAAAGCACCAGCTGGAACTTGACGCCCATCTCGTCACGCAACCGCTTATTGAACGCGGCATACAACTTCTTGGTCACGTCGTCCGTCACCACGACCCCCATCGTGTTATACGTGTAGGACTCGATTTTGTCCAGGTACGCCTGGTGCGCGATCCCGTCCACCGCCTTGTTCGTCCCGCCGGACAACGGCGTGGAAGCCGTGACCGACAATTCGGCATCGGCCTTGAACGTCACGTAATCGTTGGCGACAAGTTCCCCCGCGCCCGACACGGTCTGGGAATCGACCCGAACGGTTCCGAGGCAGGTCACGACATCGAACCGTGTCGCGTCGTCCGCATTGGCTTGAATGATGATTTTTAAGTCATTCCCCCGCGTTCCCCCGTACCGGGCGGTGGCGAACGCGTTTGCCGCCTTTTCACCGCCGCCGTTCAGACGATAGGCGTACAACGTCCTCGCGCCCAGGAACAAGTCACCCAGGCCTTTCATCTTGGGGTTGTCGAACGCGTACCCGAATATTTTCAGGCCGTCCTTCTTGAACGCCTCGTTCGTCACCTCGAAAACATCCCCCTCCGGCCCCCAGTCCAGTTCGAGGGGCATCGTGGCAATCCCCCGGTCGGACAATGCGGGCGAGGCCGACGCTGCCGACACGAAGTTGATGTACGCGCCGGGAAGTTCCTTGTTCTGCACGGTAAAGCTACCGCCTCCTAAAGCCATGTCATTTCACCAGTCCTTTCTTGTATTGTTCAATCAATCCGTCAACAGTTTCGTAGGTGTACGTTTCCCCGTCGTCGAGGAGGGCGTTCACCAGATCCCTTTGGTTGCGGTATCTTTCAGACGTGGCAATCTGTTTCTTGCAAAACTTTGGTTCGCTAACCCGCCCGTCTTCCACCGCTTTTCCTTTCCGCTTTTTTTCTGCTGCCAATTCAGCCGCCTCCTTCCGTCACCCGCGTGTTTGACGCGAGCTCGTCCATGGACTCCCGCCACTCCCCGCCGCGATACACGAAACCGTCATAGTTCACGAAGAAATGCAGCACGTCGTCCATTATCTCGTATCTCATCTTCGTCCCGCGCACGGGTCGGTCGTCGCCGTCCTTCGTGACGTACTCCAGGCACCGCCACATCCTTTCGGCCACCGCGTTGCATTCACGCCGTTTTTCCTCCGTTTCGGGAAAGTACTGGATGCAGAATTGGTTCGTCCGAAAGAACTTGCTACCAAGAAAACGCTCGACGGTCTGGTTCGGGCACGAGATAAAAAAACAAGGCTCCTTCAAGCCCTGCCTGATTTCCTCCATGTGGATCTCGTACCCGTCCCCGAACTCGCCGTCCAGGGCGACGCTGATTGCCTCGGTGAGTGAGTTTATCATTACAATGTTCCCCTCTCTTTAAAAAAGCCGACCCAAATACTCGTTCATTCTTTTTTCAAGTAACGGCTTCGACATTTTATCCACATTTTCCACCGATGTTTTTACAAAGCGTACTCCCGGTGTCCATCCAATTCCGTCTTTTTTTATCGTCCTATGTCCATACTCCACATAGGATGCGTATTCAACCGGGTTTACAATTTCCACCTCGTACCCGCCGTCACATCGCTTAATCTCCCCAATTGTCCAACCGCGTTGCAATCTATGGGTGATATAGGGCGTGTTGTTGATTAATTCACGAAATAACCTTTGTGCCAGCTCCTTCGCACACGATTCCACGAACACATCCGGGTTCTGCAGCTTTTTCAGTTCCTTCTGTAACTCCAGCAGCCCTTTCATGTCAAATTTTCCCATCCTCGCCATGTCGCCCACCTCCAATCATGCGAATTTCTCAAACAGTTCCAGGGCGATTTCCTGATGCGTCGGGTACGTGGCCGGGACCCCGCTGCATGTGTAGTCCGTGGTCACCCCGTCCTGCGTCACCGTGATTTTCGACCCCGGCCTGATGGACACGTCCGGGGACACGAACAGCTTCGTCACCTGCACGACGGTCGCCGCCGAATCGGATTGTCCGGCGGCCTTCAACGTCTCGAACGACAGCTTACACGGCCGCCCTTCCAACACGACCACTAGGGCATTCTTCGTAAGCTTCGACTTCCCATCCTTTACCTTTCGCATTTCCGTGACCGTCAAGGTCCCGAAATAGGTCGCCTCGACGGCTTTCCTCGCGGCCACTTGTGCCGCCCTGATTGCGCTTACCACCGCAGCCTCCGAAACGAGCTGAATTCGTCCCTGCCGCGAGACAACAAGTAGTTGACGAAGTTCGTCAGCCTCTGTTCGGGTGTCGCGCTCCCTTCCCCGGTTGCAAACACCGTGTTTGTGTCGCCCGTCTGGATCTGCTTTACCGCATAATTCAAATCAAGCCCCGCAATGTCAGCTGGTGCAAACGTCTTCTTTGAAAGAAGGAATTCCCCCGCCGCCATGTCAACGGCGACATGCTCCAATCCTTCCGGAACGTCCTGCCAGTTGATTTCGTTCTTGATGGTGCTTCGTACCTTCTCAATACAAAAGGCCAAGGCAAACTCATCACCTGCCTTGACCTCGTAGCCGAAAGATGCCAGCCTATCTTTTACTGTTTCGACGTCAAACATACCGTCACCTAATCCTCATAGATTATTTCTAATCCATATGCTTTTGCCGCTTCATGTTCGACGCGGCATCCCCTGGCGTTTTCCCATCCCTTGCAGAAATACGCCACATGGCAAAGGCTCATATTCTCCAAAGACTTGGCAAGAAAACAAAGAGGAATCTGAACGACTCCTCTTTCTTCCATCTTTTCACGACTATACCACTCGTCAGTAAAAAGCGTATTTACAATCTCATATCCTTTTTCTTGTAAAACCTTGACCGCCTCTTCTCTGGTAGAAACAATTTCTTCATCCGTTTTACCGCCCATGGGCTGGCTCAACATAGCCTTTTTCATATTAACACCGCCCTTTCATTATCCGCGCGAAATGATACGGGCAATCGGGATCGCCTTGTGGCTAATCGTCTTGCTGTCGCCGTTGCTCACCAGCGACCAGTTCACGCCGTTTCTCAGTTCGTCGTCCTCGGGACTGTTGGTTTTCTGGGACGCTTTCAGGTAGGAAATACCCGCCACGCTCACGGCGTTGCGCTTACGGGAAATCAGGGTGTCCTCCCCGCCCCTGGTTTTCGCGTCACGAACCATTTCATAAGGCACCTTTG